GACGCGATGAGCTGCTCGTTCACGTTCAAAGTCACCGGAAAACCGGAGTTTGAGGAGGCAAGCTAATGACGCTTCTTGGTCGCGACCAAATTCTCGGTGCCAGCGACTTCGAAACCCGTGACGTGGAATGCCCCGAATGGGGTGGCACGGTGCGGGTGCGGCCGTTGACGGCTGTGCAGCGGTCGCTGATCGAGTCGACGATGTTGGAGGCCAACCAGACCAAACGGTTCGACAAGGTTGGCAAGGTCGCGATCCAGTGCGTTGCCTGGTGTGTGGTCGACGAGCAGGGTGAGCGNNTCTTCACCGAGGCTGATGTGAAGGCACTCGGNGAGAANAGCTCCGCGCCGATCCTGCGTCTGAGGGACGCGATTTTTGAGCTCAGCGGGATGAGCAAGGGCGCGGTGGAGGAGGAGGTTGAGGATTTCACCGAAACCCCCACCGGCTCTTCCTCTTCCGTCTAGCTGCTCACCTCGGGTACACGGTGCACGAGATGTTGGAGCGCATGCCTGCCCGCGAGTTGACGGCGTGGGCAGCGTATGAGCAGGTGGCAGGCCCGCTCGGTCAGCCTCGCGATGACATTCTCGTGGGGATTTTGGCGGAGCGGATCACCAGCATGCTCCAGAGCGGCAAGAAGCGGCGGCGGTGGCGGGTAGACGACTTCGTTCCCAAGTGGGGGCGGAGGAAACGCACAGCTCAAACCCCGCAGGAGCAGAGGAATCTGCTGCTGGAGTTGACGCGCCGGTTTGGTGGGACGATCCGAAAACGATAGGGGTGTGACGGGTGGCCACGCTAGAAGAGCTCACGGTCGTGCTGGATGCGGATACGCGGCCGTGGATGCGGGAGCTGGATCGGGCCACCCGCGCTACCCAGCGGGAGTTCACCCGGTTCGCGGAGGTGGCGAGCCGGTCGGGTCGGCGTGGCGGCACGAGTTTTATCACGGGGTTCGCTGAGCAGGCGGCGCGCACACAGCGTGTTGTGCAGCGCAGCGTGGAACGGCCGCTTCAGGAGGCGCAGAAGGTCGCGGCGGCCTCCGGTGGGAGGGCTGGGTCGTCGTTTGTGTCCGGGTTTACCCGCCCGGTGCAGACGATGACGCTCAAAGTTTCCCAGGCGTTGGATCCGACGATGACCGCGACGGTGAAGCGNCTGGGTGAGGGGGGTGCGCAGGCAGGCCAAAAATGGGTGGATGAGGTTGGCCGCACGGTTCGGGATGCTCGGCCGAGGTTCGAGGCTGCGGCAGCTCAGGCTGGTGCAGGTCTTTCTTCGGGGCTGCAGCAGGCTACCCAGAGCGCGTCCCGCCCGTTGAGTGCCCAGCTGGGTGATGCTGGGCAGCGTGGCGGGGAGGGGTTCACGTCTGGGTTGAGCGGTGGGCTTGCGGGGGTGGCGGGCGCGTTTGCGCCTGTCGCGGCGGCCGCGGTGGGGATGAGCAGTGTGGTGGGCGGCGCCGTGTTGAGGGTGGCCGGCGATTTCGATCATGCGATGGCGGCGGTGCGCGCGGTCACCGGTGCGACGGGTGAGGAGTTCGCTCGCCTGGAGTCGCTGGCCAGGGAAATGGGTGCTACCACCATGTTCAGCGCGACTGAGGCCGCGCAGGCCATGGAGTTTTTGGGCATGGCCGGGTGGGACACCACGCAGATCATGGCTGGCCTGCCCGACGTGCTGAACCTCGCTGCGGCGGGTGGGCTTGGTTTGGCTGAGGCTGCGGATATCGCCTCCAACATCATGGCGGGCATGTCGATGGAGGCGTCCGAGGTGGGCAGGGCTGCGGACGCGCTCGCTACAGCGGCAGCTAACGCCAACGTTGACGTCAGGATGCTCGGTGAGACCGCCTCGTATGCGGCCGGTACCGCAGCGTCTGCGGGCTGGTCGATCGAGCAGCTCGCCTTGGCCACCGGCCTGTTCGGCAACGTCGGCATCCAAGGAAGCACGGCCGGCACCGCGCTCAACCACATCCTCAACCAGCTGCAAAACTCCTCCTCCAAAGCCGCTGATCTTTTCGCGCAGCTGGGTATCGAGATCCGGGATTCTTCTGGCGCGGTCCGTGATTTCGATGAGCTGCTGATCGACCTCATGGACTCAGAGGTCACCTCCACCCAGCTCATTGAGGCGTTCGGGCAAGAACACGGGCCCAAGCTCGTCTCAGTGCTGCAGCAGGGTGAGGGCGCGGTCCGCAAGCTCGCCGAGGCGATGGACAACACCTCAGGCGAGGCCGACCGTATGGCGTCCATCCGCATGGATTCGTTTGTTGGTGCTCTGGATCAGGCGAAAAGCGCAGCCGAAGGTTTCTTCATCGCTATCGCCGATCTTGGGATTCTTGACACTGCTAGAGACATTGTTGACGCCTTCTCTGCGGCTGTAAGCGTGGCCACCACCTGGCTGGAAAAGCACGCAGACACGATCCGGCCTGTCATCAGGTTCGTCAGCCTGCTCGTGGCGAGCATCGCCGCAGTGGTCGGTGTCTTCCTTGCTGCAAAGGCAGCGATCGCTGGGGTTGGCGCTGTTTTTGCTGTTGTCACTTCACCGATTGGGTTGGTGATCGGAGCGATCGGGCTCCTGATCGCTGGCCTGGTCAAGCTGTGGCAGAAGTCTGAGACGTTCCGTGACATCGTCACGGCCGCCTGGGATTACATCGCCGATGCTGTTGGCGCGGTAGTGGACTGGTTTAAGGACACAGTCTGGCCGGTTTTGGTTGAGGGTTGGGAGGAGATCAAGAAGGCCGCTGGTCCGCACATCAAACGCATCGTGGCCTGGTTGAAGACCCTGCGGGACGGCGCTGATTCGCTCGGGGAGCGTTGGGGGTGGCTGTGGGATGCAATCACAGCGCCGATCCGTACTGCTCGCACCATCATCACCACGTGGGCGTCCAACGTGGTTCAGGCGTTTAAGGGCTGGGTGGACGTCATCGCAGGCCTGTTGGAAGGGGACTGGGAGCGCGCCTGGGAAGGCGCGAAAGAAGTCCTCGCTGCGGTGTGGGACACGATGGTGGAGGTCGCGAAGGCCGGGTTGAAGCTGCTGTGGACCTCGTTGAAAACCTGGTTTTTGGAACTGCCGCGCGCGATCGGTGAGTGGCTCGTCGAGGTTGCCCCGGTCATCTGGGACAAGGCGACGAACGAGTGGATTCCCGCGTTCGTTGACTGGGTAGTGGAGATGGGCCGCAAGTTCGCCGCGAAGCTGGGCGAGTGGCTGGATGATTTCTCGACGTGGCTGACCGAAGATGTGCCGGATGAGATCGAGAAAAACCTGCCTGAATGGACTGCCGAGTTTGTCAAGTGGGCTGGTGGGCTGTGGGGTGAGGTCCGGCGGAAGCTCACAGAATTTGCTACCAGCTTCGGCAGGTGGATTGTTTCCCAGGCGCAGGCGATGCCTGGGAGGCTCTCAACGTGGAGTGAGAAGGTTCGCCAGTGGGCTGGTGGGCTGTGGGGCCGTGTCAAGGAGAAGATCAACGAGTTCGGTACCAGGTTCGCGGGCTGGGCTGAGGAGTTCGCTGAGTCGCTGCCAGCGCGTTTGCAGGGGTGGACGAACCGGATAGTTGAGTGGATTGAGGGGTTCGCCGAGTCGCTGCCGGGTCGTCTTGAAAAGTGGACGGACCGGTTTGTTAGGTGGATTGAGGAGTTCGCTGAAAGCCTGCCGGAGCGTCTCGAAACACTGACGCAGAAATTCGTGGACTGGGCGACGGGCGCTCCTGAGGAGACCGCGACCGCGTTCGAAGACGCTGATGGTCCGGGGAAGATCGAAGAGCAGGTTGAAAACGATTGGGCTCCTCGTCTGATTGCTGCGTTTGGTCGCGCGCTGCTGAATTTGGCGCTGGAGATCCCCGGCATGGTGGTGAAGATCGGCTGGGCGCTGCTGAGTAGTTTTGGGCGGATCCTGATTTCTCTGGCTTTGATGGCTGCGGAGAAGTTCCGTCACCTGTTGGGGGTGGCGGCGCGCTTGTGGGAGCAGATCAAGCAAAAGATCATCGAGAAGGCCAGCGAGCTGGTCGACGGGGTCAAGGACAAGATCAACGAGTTGTACGACAACACCGTCGGCAGGGTCACGGACCTGTACAACGAGGTGGTCGGCAACTCGATTTGGCCGGACATGGTCGACGCGATCATCGGGGAGACCGGGCGCCTGTCTAAGGGTGTGGGCGACAAGTTCTCTGGGATGGGCAGGGGCACCACTGGTGAGACGTCGTCGATGGCGCAGACGGTGACGCGGCAGGTGCAGCAGTTGCGGGCTGCGGTGGTGGCGGCGGTGGCTGCCATGCAGGCGAGTGTGGCCCGGTTGATTGGCCTGTTGGCGCGCGGGTTCACATCGGCGTTCACCCAGTTGGGGGCGCAGGCTTTGCGGTCGTTTAGGGGGATGGCTGCTGGTCTGGTCGCGGAGACGTCGAATCTGGTGCGGGTGCTGAACCGGGCGTTCTCCCAGTTCGGGTCGAACACGGTTCGGGGTTTTGCGAACACTGTTCGCGGTGTCGCGTCGGCGTGGGCGAAGCTGCGGCAGGCCGCGGCCGCGCCGGTGCGATATGTGATCTCACCGGTCTACAACAAGGGCCTGCGGCCGGTGTGGAACCGGGTGGCTGCCAGGGTGTCAGGCCTGTCGCCGATGAGCGCGATGAGTGTGCCTAGCGGTCTGGCCGAGGGTGGTGTGGTGCCCGGCTACCAGCCGTCGAAGCGGGACGATCTGATCATGGGCATGCGTTCTGGGGAGGGCGTGCTCGTGCCTGAGGTCGTCAAGGGCCTGGGCGCCGGGTTCATCGATTTTTGGAACCGGATCGGCAACCGCGGCGGTGTCTCCGCGGTGCGCCGTGTCAGCCAGGAGATGAACAAAGCGGGCCTGGGCCAGGCACCGATGGAGGGCCTGTCCAAGTATGCGGGCAGCGTTCCTGGGCTGGCCAGGGGTGGGATTGTTGGCCGTGCACAGCAGTTCACCTCGACGCCGTGGCGGCACATCGAGGGGCGGATTGAAGCCAAGGCCAAACCAGCGTTGGATGAGATGCACACCGGGTTGGGTAAGCTGTTCGGCCGCGGTGACACGTTCAACGGGGTAGCGCACGCTGCGATGGGGACGATCAAGCCCCGCGTGTTGGCTGCGTTCCGCCGGGCAGATGAGGCGTTTAGGGCGCTGATGGGGGGTGGCCTGGACTCGTGGGGGGACCTCGCCACAGCCTCGGAGCGGATCCGTCGCACCGCGAAGTTCCTCACTGCGCAGCGCGGTAAACCCTACATTTGGGGCGGGGTTGGCCCAGGCGGCTACGACTGTTCCGGCCTCACCTCGGCGGCGGAGAACGTGTTCCGCGGCTTGTATCCGTATCGTAGGCGTCACACCACGCACTCGTTCCTCGGCGCGCCCCCGCCTGGGTGGGTGCGAGGGTTGCGCGCGCCGCTGTCGGTTGGTGTTACCCACGCTGGGGTTGGGCACATGGCTGGCACCCTCGCCGGGGTGAACTTTGAGTCCCGTGGATCCCGGGGGGTGGTGCTCGGCCGGGCTGCGCGCGGTACCCGCAGCTTCCCCCACCAGTTCGGGTTCGCCCCCAGTTTGGGTGATGCGCTTCCCGCTAAATCGTATGACCAGGGCGGATGGCTCATGCCTGGCTACACGCTCGCCTACAACGGCACCGGGCGGCCTGAACCCGTCAACGCCGAGCCGATTCGGATCATCCTCGACATTGAGGGCGGCGATGACGAGCTGCGGCGTCGGATCCGGCGGATGGTCCGTATCGAGGGTGGCGGCGACGTTCAGGTTGCTTTCGGTTCTGGGAGGGGGCGCCGGTGATTGAGCTGGTGGGCGCCACCTCGGCGGGCGGGTTCGTGTCCTCGGTGACTGTGAATCTTCCTGCCGGGGTGCAGGACGGGGACCGGATGTTCATGCTCGCCTCTGCCAATGACTTCCCTACGATTACCGCTCGCCCACCGGGGTGGGCGGTCATGACCGAGGACATCATCGGCACGGACGTGGCTACCTACGTGTGGACCCGTGTCGCTGATGGTGAGCCTGCTTCCTACACGGTGACGTGGGAAGGCTCGCACTGGCACTTCCTTAACCTTGTCGTGTTTCGCGGGGTTGACTCGGTGCGTTCCTATGCCGTCAACTCCACTGACTCTGCGGCCACGATCGATCTTCCCGTGCTGGATGCTCAGCCTGGGGACGTGCTGCTCGCCTACGGTTTCCACTGGGGAGAGGTAGACAAGACCTGGACTCCGGCGGGGCTGACGACGATCACGAATCTGTCGCGGGCGATTATCTCTGCCTACCAGGTGCAGGCTGGTGGTCCCACGCCCGCATACACGCTGGTGACGGACACGGTTGGGCACATGGCAGCCACGGCGATCCTGCTTACCCCGAAAACCGTGCCTACCACCCAGCCGCGTTTCCCTTTGACGATCCGCACCGAGTTGAAGCTGGGTGGGGAATGGGTGGACATCAGCGGGGACGTGCGGGACACCGACCCGGTGACGATCAGTCGAGGTCGGGCGGATGAATCGGCGACAGCGGATGCGTCCACGTGCAGGCTGCTGCTCAACAACCGGCACGGCAAGTATTCGCCCCGTAACCCCAATTCTCCCTACTACGGGATGTTGGGGCGCAACATTCCGCTTCGGGTGGCGGTGATGGTGGGGGACACGCGGATCGGCCGGTTTGCGGGTGAGGTGTCTGAGTGGCCGTTGCGTTGGGATTTGTCCGGCAACGACGTGTGGCTGCCGATTGAGGCGAGCGGGCCGCTGCGTCGGCTCTCTCAGGGGCGCGGCCCTGCTCGGTCTGCGTTGCGCCGTTTCATCGTTGCGCGTAATCCGGTCGCCTATTGGCCGCTGACGGATGGTGCCTCCGCGCTGGTCGCTTCTCCGGATGTGGGCCTGTATGACATGGGGATCGTGGTGGATGCCCCACCGGGCACGCTTGGGGTAACCCAGTCGCGTCTGGACTGGCGGGAGGGTGAGCTGGCGCCGTGGCTGGAGGATGTGGCGCGCACTCGGCGGGCCGTGGGGCGGATCGCTGGCCAGGTGGAGGGCAGCTCTGCTGACTGGGCGTTGGACATGGTGCGTGCCGGGGTGGGTGGGGTGGACCGGCTGGTCGCAGTCGCTCGCCGCGGCGATACGGGGCCATCACAGGAGTGGCAGGTGCGGTTCGACGCGGGGGCTCTCGACATCAGGGTGTTTGTGCGCACCGTTCTCGATGATGCCTCCCCGTCTGCGTGGACTCAGGTGTCTACCGCTCTTGTGGAGCCCCGGTTTTTCACGGACCAGTTGCGGCATGTGCGGCTGGAGGTGCGGGACACGGGCGTGGAGTCGGACTGGTGGTTGTACATCGACGGGGAGTTGATGGACACCGGCACCACGAACGGGTTGGGGCGTCCGCTTCCGGTGGTGTCTGCCCAGTACTGGTGGGATCACAGCAGTGTGCAGGACGCGGAGCATGTAGCGCTGGGCCACATCACGGTGTGGGACGCCTCAGAAGAAGCCGCGTACCCGAACCCGTTGGAGATGGTTCAGGCGATGTACGGGCATCGGGGTGAGCGTGCGGGGGTGCGCATCCATCGGATCGCCCGCGAGGAAGGCATCCCGTTGGAGGTGGTGGGGGATTTGGAGGCCACGCCGCCGATGGGTCCGCAGTATGCGGAGACCCCGCTGGAGGTGATGCGGGAGGCTGAGCGGGTGGATGACGGGATGCTGTATGAGTCTCGGGACGAAGTCGCGCTCGTGTACAGGACGAACAGGTCGCGTTACAACCAGGAGTTGAGTGGATGAGTGTGGAGTGGGTGTGGGCTGGGGCCGGTACCGAGACAAGCGTGTGGGTGCGCGGCAAAGTGACGGGTTCCTCGACGCGGCTGGTGGTGTCTGAAGCCGAGGACCTGTCGAACCCGGTGTTTTTCGGCCCTGTGTCGCCGACCAGCGAGGGCGTGGTGTCGATCGAGGCCACCGGGTTGGAGCCGGACACCCGCTACTGGTATGCGCTCGAGGACGACAGCGTTATCGACACGGCGTTCATGGGAACATTCCGCACCCACCCGCCCGCGGGGGAGCCAGCGAATTTCATCGTGGGGGCGGCCGGGGACGCCGGTTTGACCGGGACAGGGGATGATTCCCATATCACCAACGCCGTGTCCAACCACCCGGTGTTCGATGTGATGCGGGCACGGGCCCTCGCCGAGGACTGGCTGCAGTTCATTCACCTGGGTGACCTGCACTATCGCGACATTTCCATCAACGATCCCGACGCATACCGGCAGGCCTACCACGACGTCCTCACGTTTAACGGCACGCTCGGCGCGGATGCCCGCCAGGGCCGTTTCTACCGGGCTGTGCCGATCGCGTATGTGTGGGATGACCACGACTACGGGCCGAACAACTCCGATCGCACCCATGTGGGCCGGGCTGCCGCGGCGACCGTCTACCGGGAAATCGTCCCCCACTATCCGCTGCCCGCCGGGAGTGGGGATGCGCCGATCTACCAGTCCTGGCAGATCGGACGTGTTCTTTTCGTCGCTAGCGACGTCAGGTGGGCGCGGGATCCGAACCTGCTGCCGGACAACGATCCGTCCAACCCCAAAACGATGCTGGGTGAGCAGCAGAAGCGCTGGCTGGAGCGCATTCTGCGTAACTCTTCTGCCCAGGCGCTGGTGTGGGTGATGCCGTCCCAGTGGCTATCCGACCAGGGGGACGTGCGTAACGTGGGGATCTCGTATTCGGGTGCGGACTACTCCAGCGACTCGTGGTGGCGTTTCCGCAGGGAACGCGCCGAGCTGGTGGATCTGCTCGGCGATTTAGGCTGGCTGGACCGCATGGTGATGCTGCAGGCCGACAAGCACGCCCTGTCTATGTCTAGCGGCCCGAACAACCCGTGGGGCGGTTTTCCGCTGTTCATGTTCGCCTCGTTGGACGCCTCCTACTCTGATCACCCCGAAGGCCAGTACGACATAGGCCAGTCACCAGGCCGGGGCCGGTATGGCACGCTGCGCGTGGTCGACTCCGGTCACACGATCGCGCTGCATGGCACCGGGTACATCGGGGACACCGTGTGGCGGTCCTATACCGCGTATGCGCATGTGGAGCCTCGGGTGCTTGCCCTTGACTATGCGAAAGGGCAGACGTTTGATCCGTTGGAGCCAACGGATGACGACCAGAACCTGGTCAACGACTTCACTGCGCAGCGCACCGACGGGTCAGAGATCCGCTACGAGAAAACCGATGGGCCGCTGTCCGTGCAGGAGCCCCCACAGGGGGTGGGCCGGTACTCGGGCTCCGGCGAGTTCAACGTGCAATCCAACGACGATCTGCCGTCGATCGCTGGCTGGCAGGTGCACAAAGGGACGGTGGATGAGGCGCGTATCCCCAACCTGCATATCAACCTCACCAACCCGCGTATGGAGGAGCTGCGGACCAGCGTGGCGGGTGTGGAACCAGGCGACAAGATCACTGTTGCGAATCCTCCGGCGTGGCTTCCCCCAGAGCCGATCGAGGTGATCGCTGAGGGGTATGAGGAGGAGCTGTCCACGCACGAGTGGCACATCGAGTACAACGCGTCCCCTGCGCGGATTGTTGAGGTCGCGACGGTCGCCCCCCAGGTGGTGCTCAACCGCAACCACTCCATGGAGGTGACCCCCTACGGGTGGCAGCGTCCTGGCGGGGCCAGCCTGTGGATTTCTCGGGACTATGCGTATCAGGGCGAGTTTTCGCTGAAACTCGTCCCGGACGGCACGACGGAGACCACCCGGATCATCGCCCGGCCCGAGGACGCTCCCCGGGTGTATGCGGGGGTGGAGTACGAGTTCAGCGCGTGGGTGCTGTCTCCGACCGGGTATGCGATGGACCTGTCGGTGCAGTGGCTGGATGTGAACAACACGCAGATCGCGTTTGTGATCGTGGCGACCTCAACCCCGATCCCTGCCGGGGTGTGGACGCGTCTGGTGGGGCGCGCGGTCGCACCGGAGGGCGCCTACCGGGCACGACCGTCCATCAACCAGCGGAACACGCCGTCGCCCAGCGACGTGATGTACGTGGATGAGGTGATCTTTTCTGAGGTGGGCGTGTCCCCAGGGGCGGATGCGCCGAACCGGGCAGACACCTCAGGAAGCATTCTCCAGATGCCCGTGGATGAGTCGGACACGGAGTTCATCGTCGCAACGGTGCAGGATGAGCACTCAGGTGCGCGGTGGATTAACTCGCGTGGCCTCACTGAGACGCACGCCTATGAGTTCCCGTTCAACCTGCGCCTGGGTGGTGAGGTTGTGCAGGTCACCGCGTGTGAGCCTGCGGGGTGGGACGATTTTCGGAGTCCGCGTCCCAGCGACTCGTGGGGCACGTCTCCCTCAGGGCATGCGTGGGTGGACACGACTGTGCCGGACACCACGCTGGGCACGTCCACAAGCGGCTTGTACGGGTTTGTGCAGCTCCTTGACAACCCGCAGACGGTCCGACTGCAAACGTTGGACGTGGGGTTTCCTGTGCAGGACTGCGAGATCCTGTGGACGGTGCGTGTGGATGCGACGGCGTCGGGCACGGCGCTGCTGCCGTCGCTGGTGTTGCGCCACCAGAGTGCCACCAACTACTACCGGTGTCGGCTGCATTTGAACACGGATGGGACGTGCAGCCTGTCTGTGGCTCGGGGGACCACTCAAATCGGTGCGGCGGTGAACTTGCCGATGCTCACATATACGGGATCGGCTGCGTTTGAGGACAGGATTTGGGTGCGCACCCGGCTGATCGGTAACAGGGTTCTCGCTAGGGCGTGGAAGCAGGTCGATTTGACCGGGGAGGGTGGGCTCGGCGCCGGGTTGGACTGGCGGTATCAGGAGCCGCAGCACTGGCAGATCGACCGTGAGATCACCACAGACCCGATCCCTGAGGGGCAGGTTGGGTTTGCTGCCTCAGCGTTTGCTGGCAACACCAACACCAGTCCGGAGCTGCGGTTTCAGCTGGTTGAGATTGTGACGCCGCAGCGGATGACCGTGGTTCGGTCCGTGAACGGGGTGGTGAAGAGCCATGGGGCGGGGACCAGGGTCGGGCTGAATCGTCCAGCCATCATCGGCCTCTAAATAGAGAGTGAAGGGGGAAAAGTGCCTTTTCCGCAATGGTTTGCGGGGCAGACCATCACTGCGGACCGGTTGAACGCGGCCCGCATGAAAATGGTCGCCCAGTCAGAAAACCAGGAGGTCGTCAACTCGACGGCGCTGGTGCCTACAGAGATCATCATCCCGCTGGAGTCGGGGGCTACCTACTGGTACCAGCTGGTGTTGACCTATACGGCGAGTAACACCGGCGGTGGTATGGGAGGCGGGGGGCTCCGGTGGGCGTGGTCTGTGCCTACGGGGACGAGCATGCCTCGACAGACCGCGAGCTATGCGCTGGTCGACAACCAGGCGATTTCGCTCATCGCGGGCGGGAGGATTCTGTTGCGTTCTCCGGCGGCGACGACGGAGATGCGTGCCGAGGGTTCGGGGCCGGACAATTTCCACGCGGTGCTTGAGTACGGGTCTATCCAGGTGGGCGGGCTTTCCGGTGAGGCGGTGTTGCAGTTTGCGCAGTGGAACGCGCACTCTACGCCGACCACGCTGCGGGGTGCGACCCGCACCCGGGTGTTCTATACGCGTGTCCAATAAGAGAAGAAGAGAGGGGAATAGGGGATGGCTGTTCCTGAGGGCGCCTATCGGGTCCGCTATAACGTGTCCACGGTGGATGACGCGCCGTGGCTGACGTGGATTTTTGAGTCGGACCTACCGGGTGGCGCAGCAAAGCAAGTGGTGGATGAGGCGCTGCAGATGGCGGCTGAGCACGTGATCGACTGGCTGAACGCGGAGTATCCGAGTGCGCGGGTGGTTGCGTCTCGCATGTACACGGGACGGTTGGAGGGCGACCCGTGGCCGCAGGATGAGGAGGGGGAAGGATGAGCACGGTGATTAATGCGGGGTTAGTGACGCGGTGGTGGCCGCGCCGGTTGCGGCATCCGGGGTTGGTGGAGTTGGCGGTGTGCCAGCGGCTGC